GAGAACAGGGGACACAGCAATCGCTTGTCCCCGCCCTCAATTTATTTTATATTATGATTATCGGTGACCTATGCAAACAAAAACAAATGAAGTACTCTGGGTAGAAAAGTATCGTCCACAAACTATCGACGACACAATTCTTCCAGATAAAATGAAAAACACTTTTCGTAAGTTCGTAAACGACGAAAGTGTACCAAACTTATTACTAACCGGTGGACCAGGAGTAGGTAAAACTACTGTCGCTAAAGCTATGCTCGATGAAATGGGCTGTGACTATATCGTTAAAAATGGTTCGCTTAACGTGAATATCGACACTCTTCGATATGATATCTCAACATACGCATCAGCTGTTTCCCTTGGTGGTGGCAGAAAGTATGTTATCTTCGACGAAGCTGATTACCTCAGTGCAGCAAATGTACAACCAGCTCTTCGTAATTTCATTGAAGAATATTCAGCCAATTGCGGCTTTATCTTCACATGTAACTTTAAAAACAGAATTATCGCTCCACTTCGTTCACGACTTTCAGAAGTTGACTTTACTATTGAACAGACCGAGCGTCCAGCTCTTGCTATGCAATTCTTTAAACGCGTTATTAATATTCTTGAGAATGAGAATGTTGCTTACGATAAAGGTGTTGTAGCAAAAGTTATTGAAAAACATTTTCCAGATTTCCGTCGTGTATTGACTGAACTACAATCTTATGCAGCTTCAGGTAAAATCGACGAAGGTATATTTGTAAATCTCAAACAAGAGAGTATTGATGAACTATTCAGTCTGCTCAAAGCAAAAGACTTTACGAATATGCGCAAATGGGTAGCAAAAAACTCAGACCAAGATATGAATGAAATGTTCAGACGTATCTACGATGCAGCAACACATAAAGTTGAATTTAAAACTCAACCAGGATTTATTGTGACTCTTGCTGATTATATGTACAAAGCAAACTTCGTAGCAGACCAAGAGGTTAACATGGTTGCCTTCTTAACCGAAGTTATGATTGAATCCGAGTATGTCTAATGAAAATTGATTTTCGTAAATCACACAAATGCTTTTACTGTGATGTGAGTGTAGAAGGAGGTGAAGAATACACTCTAAAGTACCAAGCAAAAGATGGTGAAGCGGAACTCAAAATGTGTGCTGATTGCGCAAAAGACATGAACGAGATGCTTATGACTATAGAGGAGATACAAAATGGCAAAGGGTGATTTGAGTCCATTTGATTTTATGAATGCTGCCTCTTTTACGAAGGCAGACCTTATCAAAGATAGTGAGAATCCAGATATAACTGAAAAGCAATACAATGCTTATATCGTTAATCGTGGATTTACTAACTTTGAAGATACAATACTACATGCTAATGAAATGAATCAAAGACATGAGTTGTTCCCAGCAGCACAGTTTGATTACTACCGTGCTGTATTACGAAAGCGTAAGAGATTCTCTAAGTGGCCGAAGGCCGATAAAGACGTGAATCTCGATGCGATACAAGAAGTATATCAATGTAACCGAACAGTGGCAAAGCAATATCTCAAAGTTCTGAATGAAGAACAGCTTCAAAGTGTTCACGACCGACTTGTGACAGGAGGTTAAGATTTGAAAAAGATAAATAAATCTTATAGTGGTTATATACCATCAGTCACAATAATTAAAAAGGTGAATATGTATCATGGAACAAGAAGATATTTTTAGAGGTGTTGGCGTTGAAGTAACGCTTCCTACACCCGACAGTTTCTTAAAAATCAAAGAAACACTCACTAGGATTGGTATTTCAAGTCGTAAAGACAAGAAGCTATTTCAGTCCTGCCACATTCTACACAAGAAGGGTAGATATGCAATTCTGCATTTTAAAGAATTGTTTATCCTTGACGGTAAGCATAATACTTTTACAGAAGAAGACCACGCTCGTAGGAACACAATTGTTAACCTATTAGAAGAGTGGGAATTAGTAAAGATTGTAGATGCTGAAAAGACAAAAGACCCAGTAGCATCATTAAATCAAATTAAAATTATATCGTTTAAAGAAAAAGACGATTGGGAACTAACTGTAAAATACAATATTGGTAACGCAAAAACTAGTTAACAATATAACAAATTGGTGACTTATATAATATGAATGTGTACAAAACAAAAGAATGTGCAATCCTTCCAACTTACGCTACTCGAGGCAGTGCTTGCTTCGATATTTCTGCAGCCTTTGTGACTGGTGAAAAGATACAAGCGTATAATACAGTAAATCGAAAAGTTGATATATTAACTAAAGAGATTGAAGGCGAACCTGCGTTTCTATTACACCCAGGGCAAAGAGCGCTGGTTCCAACAGGTTTAATTTTTGATATACCTGACCATCACGTAATGAAAATGTTTATTCGTTCAAGTGCAGCTGCTAGAAAAGGTTTAGCGCTCAGTAACGGAGTAGGTATTATAGATTGTGATTATGTCGAAGAAACACATATTCTTCTACTTAATATTTCAGATAGTTTAGCACGAATAGTACATGGTGAAAGATTAGCTCAATGTATGATTGAGCCTATTCATCAACATATACCAGAATTTGTTAGTGAACGCCCCGGCCAGAAAACTGACCGAGACGGAGGTATTGGAAGTACTGGAGATTAAAGCGCCGCTAGAGTCGTAACTCTACATAGGTGCTCATCTTTTTGTTTAGAACCAATAATAAATGTTAGTTCTGAACCTTTTTTGATTGTCCTTGTGGCAGTCTTAAAATTGACTTTAGAGTCGGTAGTAATTGGAAGTTTACAGTCTAAACTAGCGTTCCAAAATTTACCAGCTTTTTTGTCTAATATAACCATTGCATCTTTAGTCATTATAGTTGTATGGTCTATATTGCGAATATTAACTTCATCTGCGAAAGCTAATGAAGGAACAATGAGAAGAGTAGCTAAGTACTTATTAGCGACCTTAAAGAAATCGCCAGACTTCATTAGTTTGTCGAATTTTTTAAATAAATCGTGTAGCATTGTATTTCTCCTATAAATATATTGTATATACCTTTTATTTATAACAAATGAAACTTCTATGTGACAATTAGGTGACAAACATGAAAAAAGATGACACGTTAATAATTAAGATTAACAAAGAACAAAAGAAAGAATTCATACAGATATGCAAAGATGATGACACATCTGCATCGCGTGAAATCAGAAATTTTATTAAAAATTTTATTAAAGAACACGCAGAAGCTGTATAAATAGTTTTGTGGATACGAATTATCGGTCCACATAGGCGGTGTGCTAATAGCCACCAAATATTAATAGTATAATAATCTTGCTTAAAAGGAGATAAAAAATGACTGGATTTAATATACATAACCTCGCCCCGTTCACAGTGGGCTTTGACCGAATCTTCGATAGATTGGTCGAGATAGAAAGACATCCTGGACAATTACAATCAGGATTCCCACCTTATAATATTCGCACTTCAAAAGACGAGCTTAAGTTCTCTATTGAACTTGCTTTAGCAGGTCTTACAGAAGATGATGTGGATATTGAAGTCAAAGAAAATCAGTTGACTATCAAGTCTGTATATGATACAAAAGATGATACTACTGATACCTTTGTACATAAAGGAATTTCCAAAAGGAAATTTACCCGAAGCTTTACACTAGCAGATGACATTGAAGTTATCGGTGCAAGCTTTAAAAATGGTCTACTAACTATTGGACTGGAGCGAATCATTCCAGAAGAAAAGAGACCACAAAAAATTAAAATTGATAATAAAAAGGAATTCTTAGTAGAATAACTTTTAATTGAACGAGAGGGCGCAATGCCCTCTCACTAACCTATAGGAAATATATTATGACCAAACGAGTCCCAGACGTAGTATTTAAAACACGCTCTCGAAACGTAGATACTGGTGATTTTGAATGGCAAGAGCTCACAACCGACGATTATTTTGGCGGTAAAAGAGTAATTGTATTCTCGCTACCAGGTGCATTTACTCCAACTTGTTCGAACTTCCAAGTACCTGGCTATGAAGCTAGATTCCAAGATTTTCAAGCAGAGGGTATTGATGATGTTTACTGTATATCATGTAATGACGCTTTTGTTATGAACGCATGGTTGCAAGACCAACGCGTACAAAATGTGAAATTTATTCCAGATGGTTCATGCTCATTTACCGCTGGTATGGATATGCTTGTTCGTAAAGATAACCTAGGTTTTGGCGCAAGGTCTTGGAGATACGCTATGATTGTAAATGATGGTGTTGTCGAAAAGATGTTCGTTGAACCTGGTAAGTCTGATGATTGTGAAACAGACCCTTACGGAGAAACGTCACCTGAAACAGTATTAGAGTTTCTTAGGGGAGCCTAATCAAAAACAATCCACGTGGGTGACATCCTGCCTGGCCGTTTTTGGAGGGGACATTTTGTCCCCTTTTTTATTTGAAAAAAGTTTAACAAAAGGGTTGACAAATGCATTTTTATTTGATATAATATACCCAATATGAGAAAATTTAATAATACTAAACAAATCAATGGTAGAACTGTTGATTTAAGAGCAAGGCCAAGACATCCAAAAGATAGAAGGCCACCACAAGATATGCCTTTCGATATAGCGTTAAGGAAGTTTAGAAAACAGATTGAAAAAGCTGGAATTATAAAAGAATTAAGAGCTAGAGAATTTTACGAAAAGCCAACTGCCAAAAGAAAGCGTAAAGCTGCCGAAGGTAGAAAAAGATGGCTTAAACAAGTAGCAAAGGATAGTTTACAAAGTAACTTACCAAGAGGCTATAGAGGCCGAAGGTAAACAAACAAAGAGTTGGTGGGAATAAACCATGACGGCGAGCAAATTTGCAAGGACCCACGACGGCTACCGCTCCTAGTAGGGAACACCAGAACCAGCGACATACTGACTGTAAGTACGGAACACCCAAACGGACAACCACCGACTCCCCTTTTAGGGTTGACAAATCAATTCTAATGTGTTATAATTGTATTTTATTTGAAGGTTTATATTATGGGATTAGCTAGAGGTTTATCGACAATCAGCACCAAAAGGCGCAAAGTCAAATTGACCAAAGCAAAAATACAAGAGCTTGAGCTGCAATGGCGACAGCACAATCGTGACATGAAACGTAAAGGTCTCCACGACCTACGATACGACACACTTCAACAATACATCGATTATTGTTATGGTCGTACAAAAATCAAAACAGAATTCAAACCTTATAAAGCAGAAACCAACTGGAGGTCTAACGACAGACATCGTGAGCTTTATCCATCAGCACCATTGACAGAGTCTGATGGCCGCGGTACTGCTAAAGAAACACAAAAGTATACTGGCGACCTCATTGTAGGTATCGCTACTATGCACAAATCAAATGCAGTACCTGTTATGAAAGGTACTAAACAAGCAGAAGAAATTGCTAAAATGAGGAGAGGCTAATGAAAAACATATCATCATTACCAACTCTCTATAAGAGAGATACAAAAGGTAAAATCAGAGAACTAACTATTCAATATGGTTGGGACTCAGATGACGTTGCAGCTACTCGTAGTATAGCAGGTCTTAAAGGTGGAAAGCTTGTTACCTCAGGTTGGAATGAATCCAAAGCAAAAAATGTTGGTCGTGCAAATGCGACCACTGCTTATACTCAAGCTATTTCTGAAGCAATGAGTATTTACGACAGACGACTAGAAAAAGAGTACTTTAAAGATATCAAAGACATTGATTCTTATGAAGCATTTAAACCAATGCTTGCTGGTGGTTATAAAGACGGTGTTGAATTTCCAATCATCGCTCAACCAAAACTAGATGGTATTCGTTGTATTGCTAATAAAGATGGTTTATGGACACGTCAAGCAAAACCAATTACAAGTTGCCCACACATTTGGGAACAACTTAAGCCAATCTTCGATGAGCATCCAGAGTATATTTTTGATGGTGAGCTTTACAATCACGAGCTAAAAGAAGATTTTAATAAGATTACTTCTCTAGTTCGTAAACTGAAAAGCACAGAAGAAGATTTTGCTGAATCTGAAAAACTTGTTCAATACCATGTGTATGACATGTATGACACTTCTAAGCCTGACATGTTGTTTAGCGAAAGATTTTTTAAGTTTGGTATGACACTTTTAAATGCACCAGGATTTAATAGCTTGAGAGTTGTTGAAACTATTATGGTACAATCTCAAGAGAGTTTAGATGAGCTTTACGGGCAATGGACAGAAGCTGGTTACGAAGGGCAGATGGTACGATACGATAAGCCTTACGAAAACAAAAGAAGTAAATTTCTATTAAAGCGTAAAGAATTTATTACTGATGAATTCCGAGTTGTTAAAATGTTAGAAGGTAAAGGTAATTGGGCTGGATATACAAAACACTTTATATTAGCCAAACCTGACGGAACAGAATTTGGTTCTGGAGTTCGTGGTACTCAAGAAGTATTGAAAAAATTATGGGAAGATGGTAAAGCACCAGATTGGGCAACATTGAGATATTTCAATGAAACACCAGATGGAATACCAAGATTTCCAGTTGTAATCGACTATGGATTTGGAGAGAGGGAAGATTAATGCCTAAATGGCCTGCAAAACAAAAATGGCACGATGGAGTGCGAATACAATTTGATTATGATGATTATATTGTATCAGCTGTAAAGTTTACTGGTTCTTATGGATATGAAGAAGGTAAGTGGGAAGTTGCTTTTATGGATAGAGAAGACCAAACTTTCTGTGAGCCACCACTTGACTTTATGTCTGAATATAAGAATTATGATTTAGGAATATATGGATATCTTAACGACCCTGATGTCGATAGAATTCATCAATCAATGAGTCAGTTAGGTAGATTATGAGTAAATGGCACGGCGGTAAGGGCTCAAAACGAAGACCCGAAGATACTAAAAAGTTTAATGACAACTGGGACAGAATTTTTAACAAGGAGAATAAGGACTTGAATTATGAATCAGATAATCCAATTGAAAGACCTTATGAACCTTCAGCTGTTGATGACGCGGCTGATGTTATGAGTAAGTATGCGCATCCTGCGTATACACGTTATCCACATTTAAAAGATCTCGAGAATGCCCTCGATGAATTAAAAGATGAAATATATGGAAGTAAAAAAAGTGACACAGTACACAGAACTAATAAAGAAGTACGAAAAGATGATTGAAGCTGAAGAATGGGTTAAACAATCATCAGGTGTTCATATGCATGGATTAACATCTATGTGGTATGAAACAGAAGAGACCAAAAAACATTTTGATAATGGCGGGATGGTAACTGATTATTCATATCCAGATGGTCATATTGAAAGATTCCAAAATGGAAAGCTTATTCATATTTTTGGTGAAAAATTAGAAGGTGATGCTTTACTAGAAGCATATCTAGATAGCAAGACAGACTAATGAAAAAATACATTGCAAGCCTTTTGGCTATGGTAATTGTTTCTCCAATTTTTGGTGCAAACAAAATTGAATTTGATTATGTTATCAGTAAAGCAGAACATTGTATGGCTCTGAACATTTACCACGAAGCTCGGTCTGATAACTTAGCTGGTAAATTTGCAGTTGGAGATGTAGTACTCAATAGAGTCAACGATATACGATATCCAAATAATGTTTGTGATGTCATTTATCAAGGTGAGCATAGACCAAGTTGGAAAGACCCTAGTGTTCAAGTACCTGTGAGAAACCGCTGTCAATTTAGTTGGTATTGTGATGGTAAGAGTGATGACCCGCTTGATAGTGATGCATGGAATGAATCTGTTTTGATTTCAGCTCAACTTTTAAATGATAATAGATATCGTGGCTTAACTGAAGGTGCTACTCATTACCATGCTAGTTGGGTACTTCCTTATTGGGCTCCAACTTTACAAGCCATAGGTACAATAGGTTCTCACGTATTTTACCGTGCCGACTAATATAAATAACTCTTTTATGAGGAATTTATTATGGTCGTTGCAGGTATAGATTATAGTTTAACATCACCTGCAATTTGCATACACTCAGGTGAAGATTGGGATTATTCAAATTGCAAATTTTATTACATGGTAGCAAATGAGAAAAAAGTTACAGAAGCTAAAAACTACCATTGCTCAGTTTATCCAGAATGGAGCGAAGACTGTGAACGCTTCAATAATTTGGCCGAGTGGAGTTTACACAGGATATCTTCCGCCGGATGCAGTAGAGTTGCTATTGAAGGATACGCCTTTGGCGCAGTCGGAAGAGTATTCCAAATTGCAGAAAATGCAGGTTTGCTTAAGTACAAACTCTGGAAAAAAGGAATAGAATACACAGTACCAGCTCCTACAGAAATTAAAAAGTTTGCAACAGGTAAAGGTAACGCGAATAAAGATTTAATGTTAGAAGCCTTTAATAAAGAAACAGGGGTTGACATTCGCGCCAAACTTGATATAATAAAGGGATATAATCCAATATCCGATATTGTTGATGCTTATTACATAGCTAAGTTCGGATTTACAAACGGAAAAGAAAATGATAGTAATAT